TCCTCTATGCAGGGTGATTCAAGTCAGGCTGCAGAAACATATAGGGGGATGATGGCCTTGGATGAATATGGAACTAGGCGTGTAAAACAATGGCTTAAAAATTCTATAGAACCTGCCCTTAGACAGATTGGTAGAGTTATTATGGAATTTTCTCAGACTGTGTACACGGCAGAAAAGAGATTTAGGATTGTACAGCCTTCAGGACTCCAGGAACAAAGAGAAGTTCAAATTAATATACCTATATACAATGATATGGGGCAGGCTATTGGTAAGTCTATGGATGTTAATGCTCATAAATATGATATAAGAGTTGTAGCTGGTTCTACAATGCCAGTTAATAGATGGGCATATTTGGAAGAATTAAAACAATTATTACAACTAGGGGTTGTAGATGATATTGCAGTCTTGGCTGAAACAGATCTTAGAAATAAGCCTGGTATAGCACAAAGAAAGAGTCAGTATGCTCAAATGCAGTCTCAGATACAGCAAATGGAGGAATCACTTAAAGACAAAGAAGGAACAATTGAAACTCTTGAGAGACAAGTTGTTCAGGCAGGAATTAAAGGAAAGATTCAGGAAGCTGGTGTAGAGATAGCTAAAAAGAAGAATGAACTTAAGAGCCAACTTCAAGATACCTATAATGAAACTGAAGGAAAACAAAAATTATTAAGAAATGCAATGGCTAATAGTGCTGACAATCAGAAAGCTAGAGTTAAAATGGCTGCTGATAACCAAATCAAACAAAATGGTTTGCAAAGTACTGAAGAGTCTTCTTAATATAAGTAGTTGTTATTATTAAATATAAGGAATAAACATGGAAGAAAATACGGGTAACTCAACACCAGACACACAGCAAGATGCTGTAACTGGTGTATTTGACTCCCAAGACACATTCTTCGACGACCTCGAACAAGAGGTTAATGGACAGGTCTATGATGGACCTGCTCAGGAGAACAGTCAGGTGAGTAATGTTGGTAGCCCTAATCAGGCAACCTATCAGCAGGAAAATCAAGACGTTCAAAAAGCGATTGATTGGGAAACGAGATATAAGGACTCAAGCAGAGAAGCTCAAAGAATGGCTGGTGAATTAAAGCAGCTGAGACCATTTGCTCCTGTACTCAATGCAATGCGTAAAGATGGCGGACTAGTTGATCATGTTAGGGATTATTTCCAACAAGGCGGACAAAAAGCTAAAACTATGAAGGAAGCATTCAATTTGGATGAAGATTTTGTATTTGATGCTAATGATGCGATGGAAAATCCAACCTCTGATTCTGGTAAAGTATTTAATGCATACATTGACAGGATGGTTAAACATCGTGTTGGTGAGGCGGCTAATCGTCAAAATCAAGTTACACAACAACGAATAGCTGGTGCACAGAAAATACGTGAAGAAAGAGAGTTTAAAGAAAAACATCAAATGTCTGACGAAAACTATGCTGAAATGGTTAAAAAAGCCAAGGATTACAAATTAACTTTAGATGATATTAATGTCTTAGTTAATCGTGACCAGGCTAATGCTAACGTAGCAGATGCAACCAAGCAGGATATGTTAAATCAGATGAAGAATGTTAGGAACATGCCAACTACCGCAAGTGGGGCGAACAGTGCACCAGATAATCAAAATCCAGATGATGGAATCTTTGATTCGCTGTTAGGCACTGATTCGGAGTTAGATAACCTGTTTGGCTAGTTAGATACTAACAGGCCATACGGATAAATAAGAAAGGAAGGTTAGCTTTATGGCTGATTCGTTTAATCTAAGTACGTATACGGATCAAGGTATAGGTTCTTCCGATTCTACTAACTATAGTAACCCAAGATATGGGCCAGATCTCGATACTGGCGATCTTAGACGGAAGTTTAATTTCGGTGATCGAGTTTCTGAGCTAGCATTAGCACAAGACCCATTCTTTCGGTTTGTTAGTAAAGTTTCGAAGAAACCTACAGATGATCCGCGTTTTAAGTTCACTGAAAGACGAGGCTCCTGGTCAAAGCGTTATGCTTATCCAACAGCTTACTCACATGATGATACTACATATGATGTAGATGGTACATTATCAAGTGATGTAAAAGGTGCTATGGATACTGCAGGAGACACGTTTTATGTGAAAATGGCAGGCGATTACTTAACAGAAGGAAATGTATCAAATGTGTTTAATCAGACTAATACCGATGCAATTATCGGTGGTGCTGGAACACAGCCCAACTTCTATATGGAAGGGCAATTGATCAAACTACCAATAGCAAATGTTGTTAGTAGTGCTCCTGTTGATTATTGTATCGCTAAAATCTCAACTGTAACAGCATCTGGTGCTTATAGTGCCGCTACACAAGCTGGACATGAGTATGTAAAACTAAAATGTAAGGTAGTCAAACCTGCATCAACTGCAACGGGCAATTATTTTGCTCCTCGTGTAGCTGCTGCTGGGTCTGCTGAAAATACATTTGGTATTGCTACCCATTATCTAGCAGGTGCTGTAACTACTCAGACAAATGAGGGCGTTGGTGCAGCTCAGTCTGTTTTGGATAGTATGAGATCATACATTGTAGGTAGCTCATTTGGTGAAGGAACTGGTTATCCAGAAACTTGGAAAGACCAACCCTTTATCACTGGCTATGGACAAACACAGATCTGGAAAACTAGTATGGCAATGAGTAATACTGCTCGTGCTACACAGCTCCGTTACGAGCCAAATGAATGGCAACGTATCTGGAAAGAAAAGCTGATTGAGCACAAGTGGGATATTGAACAGTCTTTATTGTTCGGCTCACAATACTCAGATTCAGATGGTGTTGGACATACTCAGGGTGCAGTTGACTACATCGTTAACAATGGTAATATCTTTAGTTGGTCTACGTCTAAAAACACAGATGACTTTCTAGATGATATGTCAAACTACTTGGATCCACGTTATAATAACTCAAGTGCAACAGTTTATTTCTGTTCAACTGATGTTTATAACTGGTTCCATAAATTAGGTGGATATGCCTTGCAGAACTTAAAGACTGATGGTCTTTCCGCTTCTATTGGTAAATACTATACATCTGATTTAGCTGTAGCTGGACGTAAGAAAGTTCTAGGTTTGGATTCTACAACTGTTAACACCGTTCACGGTGATATCAATGTAGTGCGTAATATCCACTTAGATGGTACCAGTGTTAAGATCCTTGGTATAAACATGAACTATTGTAAGTATCGTCCTCTAGCAGGCAACGGTATCAACAGAGACACTTCTGTTTACGTCGGAGTTCAGACGTTAGAAAACAGTGGTGTTGACCGTCGAGTTGATCAAATCTTAACAGAAGCTGGTATGGAATGGTCAATGCCTGAATGCCACGCTATCTGGAAATAAGGGGGTTAAGTTATGGCTAATCCATTTTATGGACAGAATAAAGCAGACGATGCAGTTGATTGGGCAAAGAATGCATGCAGTGGTGATGCTTTTGGTACAGTAGAAGTTGCTGGTGATAATGAGCAATATGGTACTGCTGCCAATCCCATGAGCAAATCAGACCTAAACAGGACTATTGTTAATGGGCACACTAATGGCTTCGATATGTGGCTTCCATCAATTTCTGCAGCAGATGCAGGAATGTGGTTGAAAGTCCAATGTGGAGTTGCTTCTGGTGGAGCTTCTATCATAATAACCGCAGCTAGCGGTGATTTGCTTGTAGGTAATGTATTTAATACAAAAGCTGCAGATGCTGTCGCCAATAGAGTTTATTTTGCGGCTGATGGAAGTGATGATCTTATACTTACTTTAGATGGGACTACTACAGGAGGCCTTATTGGCTCTGAAGTGTTCTTGCAAGTAAATAAAGATGGTTACTGGAATGTTAGTGGGCAATTAAATGCTAGTGGTTCACAAGCCACTCCGTTTACTTAAACTGCAAAGCTGATTAATCTACCCCTGGATTCTACCTTAGGTTCAATCTGGGGGTGGGTTATGATTAGGGAGATTTAATGGCAACTTGGAATGAGCTTATCAATGATAGGTTAGGGACTTTTACAATAGCTGATAATGCTGCTGCAATAGCTGATACTGCTGGTGTAGATATGTTTCTTAATGATGGGGTAAGGGATATAATTGAGCAATGTAGAACATACAAACCTCAATTACTTCCTCTATTTACAGCTACTACAACTCAGGTTGGAGATAATACCATAGCAGCAAGGCCTAATATAGATATATTAAAGGTAACAGCTACAACTAGTAGTGTGGAATATTTTGCAAGATATGTTAGTTCTGAAGAGATAGTAAAAGCAGTTATTCCTGGTAGTATTTTTGCAGCTACCTCAGAAGATCCTATATGGAGTATTATAGATAGTACTATTACAGTGCTTCCAGCTGATGCTACTAATTATAAATTTACAGAGATAACTGCTACAACAACTATGGATGCTAGTGCTGCTACAAGTACAAGTAATCCAAGTAACTTTCCAGCAGACTTGCATTATCTTTTAGCTATGTATGGAGCTATTAAAGTATTACAGTATATAGCAGCTACTAAAGCTGATGATGCTGTTAATAATATTGCTACAGCAGTTACTAAAATAGGCGAACTATCAAGTGCTACTGCAGATGCAGGAGATTTAACAGACATTCAAGATGCATTGGATAAGGCACAGGCACTAGTTGATGAGACTTCAATGGGTGGAGGTGAAGAATCTCAGAATGCCCAATATTGGCTTTTA